AAGTTCCTTGCCAGCGACTACACCGCATTCGAATCCCTGTTCGTTCAGATTCTTATGGAAACCGTGGAGTTCGAGCTCTACGAGTACATGGTGATGAACTTGCCCGAGGGCCCCGCTTTCATGGAGCGGTGCCGCAATGTTCTGGGGGGTGTCAATGTGTGCAACTACCGAGATTTCCAAGTGCAGCTCAAGGCTGTGCGAATGTCGGGAGAAATGTGCACGTCCTTAGGCAATGGCTTCTCCAACCTCATGTTCATGCTCTTTGTATGCATGGAGGCGGGAAGCACCGAAGTAGAAGGTGTGGTTGAGGGTGACGACGGTCTTTTCGTCGTCAACGGCCCGGCGCCCACTTCTGCCGACTTTGCCAAGTTGGGGCTAATCATTAAGCTTGAGGAGCATGATAAGCTGTCCACGGCCTCGTTCTGCGGAATAGTCTTTGACGAAGAAGACTTGGTTAACATCCGCGAGCCTTATGCGGTCTTGGCGACGTTTGGTTGGACGTCTCAGCGTTACGCAAATAGTAAACCAAAAATCCTGAGGGCTCTTCTCAGGTGCAAGGCATTGTCTCTGGCGCACCAGTACCCCGGTTGCCCGATTGTTGCCGCACTAGCACGCTACGGCATGCGCGTCACGGATGACGTCGCAGTGTGCAAGATGTTGCGGACAGTTAACGCCAGAGGAGCAATGAATGCGTGGGAGCGTGAATGGTTTCTTGAACTCATTCAGAAGGGCCGGCCGCCCGAATTGGCCGTTCCCTTGCGCACTCGCCTGCTGATGGAGGAGAAGTTTGGTGTCTCGGTCACGGATCAGCTCCGGATTGAGGCTTACCTGGACTCCCTGACCACGATTCAGCCCCTACGCATTGACACGACGTTCTTCCCCCCGACCTGGAAGGCATACTGGGACACCTATGTATGCGCCCCGCTCGACCTCGAGCATCCGGATCTGGCCGTTCACAAGAACGGAAACGACGTGCTTTCCCTGTTTGACCTAAAGGGCGGTTGGCTTCTACCGAAGAAGTGTGCCCCAGCACGGTCCTGACTTAACAAGTCCGCAAGTAGCGGCGCCCACGTCAGGTAGAGGAGAGAAAACTCCAGCAAACGGTTGTTGCAACTCCCGGTGGGAGCAATA